CACAGGGTCACATTATATGTATCTTCAGTGGTCTAATATTGATGTTGGGTATCCTGATTTCAGAGAGGCTAATAGGATTTTATATTTACATTGGGAAGCGTGTAAGGCTGATTATAGGTGTTTTGGTGAGGTGTACTTAAAGATCAGGAGATCGGGGTTCTCATTCATGTCATCATCTGAGTGTGTAAACATTGGCACGTTAGCTAAGGACGCTAGGATTGGCATCCTCTCAAAGACGGGCCCTGATGCAAAGAAGATGTTCACCAATAAGGTTGTTCCTATCTCTTATAAGCTGCCGTTCTTTTTCAAGCCGATACAGGACGGAATGGATAAGCCGAAGACTGAGTTAGCTTTTCGTATTCCCGCCTCTAAGATTACAAAGAAGAATATGTATGATATTCAGGCAGACGAGATTGATGGATTAGACACAACTATTGATTGGAAGAATACTGACGACAACTCATATGATGGGGAGAAGCTATTGTTCTTAGCTCATGATGAGAGTGGTAAGTGGTTAAGGCCAAATAATATTCTGAATAACTGGATGGTTACCAAGACTTGCTTAAGATTAGGAAGCAAGATAATCGGCAAGTGCATGATGGGCTCCACCTCAAACGCATTAAGTAAGGGGGGCTCAACCTTTAAGTCTTTGTATTACGACTCTAAAACATCTACAAGAAACAGGAACGGCCAAACCAAAAGCGGCCTTTACTCTTTATTTATCCCAATGGAGTTTAACATGGAGGGGTTTATTGATTTGTATGGTCATCCCGTCCTAAGGAAACCCTACAAACCGATCAGGGGAGTGGATGGCGAAATGATAACCAATGGGGCAATTGACTATTGGGAGGCTGAGGCCGAGTCACTGAAGGGAGACCCTGATGCGCTGAATGAGTTCTATCGGCAGTTCCCAAGGAATGAGTCTCATGCGTTCAGGGATGAGAGTAAAGCGTCACTATTTAACCTCACTAAAATTTATCAACAAATAGACTACAATGAGTCAATGATAAAGGAGCATTACATAACCCGCGGCTCGTTTCATTGGAAGGATGGGGTGAAGGACACAAAGGTAATATGGTCCCCGGATAATAGGGGTAGGTTCTTTGTTAGTTGGACCCCCGGAGCGAACCTTCAGAATAGGGTGATAAAGAGGAATGGTAAGAACCACCCAGGCAATGAACACATTGGCTCTTTTGGTTGTGACTCTTATGATATATCCGGGGTAGTTGGTGGTGGCGGTTCGAATGGAGCCCTACATGGATTAACTAAGTACAATATGGATGATGCCCCTAGCAATGAGTTCTTTCTTCAGTATGTTGCTAGGCCGCAGACCGCAGAGATATTTTTCGAGGAGGTTTTAATGGCTTGTGTGTTTTATGGGATGCCTATCCTTGTGGAGAACAACAAGCCTAGATTGTTGTATCATTTTAAGAACAGAGGGTATCGTGGGTTTTGTTTAAACAGACCTGATAAACACTTCAATAAACTATCCAAGACCGAGCGTGAGTTGGGTGGTATTCCAAACACCTCTGAGGATGTAAAGCAATCTCACGCATCAGCTATTGAGTCGTATATTGAGAAGTATGTCGGATTAGATTTAGAAGGAACCTTTAGGGATGTAGACGATATGGGGGTGATGCCGTTTGTTAGGACCCTTGAGGATTGGGCTAGGTTTGACATTAACAATAGGACAAGGTTTGATGCGACCATTAGCTCAGGGTTGGCGATTATGGCGAATCAGAAACACCTATACACGCCTGAGAAAAAAGAATCAAAAATAAGCATTAACTTTGCTAGGTATAACAACCGAGGGAAAATAAGCGAAATTATAAAATGAAAGATGTTAATATAGCTATAACATCAGCAGGGTTTCCAAGTCAATTTGTTTCCGATGCTGAGAAAGCTACCGATGAATTCGGCCTTCAGATAGGTCAAGCGATACAGTATGAGTGGTTCAAGAAAGACGGCAGGGGGTGTAGGTATTACGACCAATGGAGGAACTTTCACAGATTGAGGCTTTACGCAAGAGGAGAGCAGTCGGTTGGAAAATACAAGAACGAACTAGCTGTAGACGGAGACCTTTCCTATTTGAACCTCGACTGGACTCCCGTCCCGATCCTCCCTAAATTTGTTGATATTGTTGTGAACGGAATGTCCGACAGGTTGTTCAAAGCTACGGCCTTTGCTCAGGACGCTCTGTCTCAAGGGAAGCGCAGCAAGTACCAGGACATGGTAGAGGGTCAGATGGCCGCTAAGGATATTTTGCAGACAGTGAAGGATGAGTCGGGGATTGATACCTTCCTGATGCCCCCGGAAGAATTACCTCAGACCGATGAGGAGCTGTCTTTATTTATGCAGCTCAATTACAAGCCCGCTATTGAGATTGCTGAAGAGGAAGCGATTGACACGATACTAGAAGAAAATCACTACCTAGACCTAAGGAAGAGATGCGACTATGACATCACTGTGATCGGGGTGGGTATTGCTAAACACGAATTCCTACCCGGGGCCGGGGTTAAAGTCTCTTATGTTGACCCTGCCAATGTGGTATATAGTTATACCGAAGACCCTCACTTCAAGGACTGCTTTTATTGGGGCGAGATAAAGACCGTCCCTATTACTGAGACCAGGAAAATAGACCCCTCCTTGACTAACGAGGATATGGAGGAGATATCTAAGTACAGCCAAATGTGGTACGACTACTTTAATGTAGCTCAACATTTTGACAACGACATTTTCTCTCGTGACACATGTACATTGATGTACTTTAATTATAAGACCACAAAGAAGTTTGTTTACAAGAAGAAGATTCTTGATAACGGCGGTTCCAGGGTAATTGAGAAAGACGACCAATTCAACCCACCTGAAGAAATGATGGAGGAGGGGAAGTTTGAGAAGATAGAGAAGACCATAGATGTTTGGTATGATGGGGTAATGGTCATGGGAACGAATATTCTACTGAAATGGGAGTTAGCGGAGAATATGGTTAGGCCAAAGTCTGCTAGTCAACACGCAATACCAAATTATGTAGCTGTTGCTCCACGAATGTATAAGGGGTCAATAGAATCTTTAGTGAGAAGAATGATTCCTTTTGCTGATTTGATTCAGATGACCCACCTGAAGCTTCAACAGGTCATATCTAAGGTTGTCCCTGATGGGGTGTTCATTGATGCTGATGGATTAAACGAGGTTGACCTTGGCACAGGGAATGCATATAATCCTGAAGACGCATTAAGACTTTACTTCCAAACGGGTAGTGTTATTGGTAGGAGCTACACTCAAGACGGGGAATATAATAATGCAAGGGTTCCGATACAGCAACTGACATCAAATTCAGGAGCCTCAAAAACTCAGATGCTTATCTCTAATTACAACCATTATTTAGAAATGATAAGGGCCGTTACCGGGCTTAATGAGGCGAGGGATGGAAGCTCCCCTGATCCAAACTCATTGGTTGGTGTTCAGAAATTAGCTGCGCTTAACTCAAACACAGCTACCCGCCATATCCTTGACGGAAGCCTTTACATGTATAGGACGCTATCTGAAGCTTTATCTTACAGGGTTGCAGACATACTTGAATACTCCGACTTTAAAGACGACTTCATCAATAAGATTGGGAAGTACAACGTTAGCATCCTTCATGAGATATCCGACCTTTACATTTATGACTTTGGTATATTTATCGAGGTCTCCCCGGATGAGGAGGAGAAAGCTCAGTTGGAAGCGAATATTCAAATGGCTCTTTCTAAGCAGGATATAAACCTGGAGGACGCTATTGACATTCGGGAGATAAAGAACTTAAAGTTGGCTAATCAACTACTTAAACTCAAAAGGGTTAAGAAGCAGGAGCACGAGGAGAAGTTGCAGATGCAACAACAACAAGCCCAATCCCAGGCTCAGATGCAATCTCAGCAATTAGCTGCCGAGACAGCTATGCAGAAGATACAGGCTGAGGCTCAATCCAAGATACAAGTCAAGCAGGCAGAGATAGCTTTTGAGATTGAGAAGATGTCTAGTGAAGCAGAGCTTAAGCGTAGCTTGATGCAGGTAGAGTTTGACTTTAACCTGCAACTTGCGGGTATGCAGTCTGATGGG